GGTTCTTATAAACTTCATACTTGCTGTTCAAGTTACCAACTTTTTGGATACCGAAAGCATACTTCATAGAGTCTGCATCAGCATCATTTGAAGCTGCAAATCCTGGGATTGATTCCAAGATAGTACCTACTGTTGGAGAACATACCATAAAGTTAGCACCTCCTCTTAAAGTTAACTGGTGGATCTTATTAGATACTTTGTTTAACTTAGTACCAAGAGTTTGGAACCATTGACCTTGTGTATTGTAGAAAGTACCATTAGCAATAGGTGTATCACCTGATCCATCAAATGCTTGGTTGTTAACAGCTGACCAGTAGTCAGTAGTAAGAGCATTCTCCAACAACATACCGAGGATTTCCAAGTCAATCTCAAGAGCAATATATTCACTCATGATTGAAGTCAATTCAGCTTCAGCATCTAGTGAGTGGTATGCATTCAAATCTTGAGCAAACTCAGGAGTCCATACTGCTTTCAACTTTTTAGTTTTAGCAACAATCGCCTCAGATTTCATCTTAATGTTGATCTCTGGGATATCGATTGGGTTGTTATTTAAGTTGAGTGAAGTGTTACCTTGTTCGAAGTCACCTCTTTCCGCAGCAGTAGTCTGTTGTGGGTAAGAAATTGTTAATGCTGATGGATCAACACCATCAGTACCTTCAGTAAACAAATAGATCTCTGTTTTAGCAGCATTAGTAAAGTTATATTGAGGTGTGTTTACACCAACAGCAGTACCTTCTACTACGAATCCTCTAACACCATTTAAATCGGCGTTATCAAAGTCAGTAGTAGGAACTGTAATAACTTTTAAAGTACCCGCGTCACCTATAGAAGCAGATAAAGCTGCATCATATCCTACAGCACTCCAAGAAGCTGAAGCGAACGTAGCATTTGCACCAACTGAAGAAGTTAGGTTTGTAGAGTAAGTCCACTTACCTGCACCATAAGTACCATCTGTTGGAGCAGTAGAGGTATCAGTAACACCATACATAGAGCCTGTACCAAATACATCTCCACCTACGTTAAATACTGAACCAGACTTAGCTGTTCCATATTGAAAATCAAGGAAGAAAACAAGTCCTGAAGGTAAGCTCATAGGTTGAACCGAAACGAAATCTTTCGCTGCGATTTGACCGAATACCTTTCTTACGAGAGGAAGAGCAATTCCAGACCATTGTTCACCTTGACCTCCTGCAAATTGAGCACCGTTAGTACCGGCACCTGTAAGGGAGGATTCAACAACAAGCTGTTTAGCTTGGTTTTCGAGGATTAAAGCCATGTTGTTTTTCTCGGTTTCCGAAGAAATACCTTCTAACAATCCGGTCTTATCCCACTTATTAGCTAACTTAGCGGCATCCGACTGGACGTTTTTCCACTGGTTAGAGCTCTCTAAAAGAGAATTTAAGTTTGACATTTTGTTTTTGTTTTAAAATTTAAAATTAATTAATACCTGCTAATTTTTTAAAGCGAGCTACCATAGCATCTTCTTGAATAACATTTTCAGTAAGAGGACGTTTTGGTGCAACACCAGCAGGTTTCGAAGCCATACCTAATGATTCTCTAATGTTAGACTTAACAGCCTTAGCTACCAAGTTTTCATTAAGAGCTTCAAAGATATTTTTAGCTTCTTTTACTGTTTCAGCTTTATCAAAAGCTTTCAAAACTTTAATTTTCTGATTTTCTGTTAAGTTTTTAGCTTTGAAAATCTTATTAGTATAAAGTAACTTAGAATTTAATAAGTTAACTTCGTTGAGTTCAGAACGTAAATGGTTGATAACTTCTTTAGCTTCATTCAGCTCTTCAGATACTTTCATTTTCTTAAGTTCGGCTTCGATGTCATCTTTGGCATCTTCAAATCCGTCCTTATAGCCTTCTTGTTCAGCATCTGTCCTAGCATTCTCTTCCAACTCAATTTCTTCAGTATCAGTAACATCAACTGTTACATCTACTTCTTCGTCTTCAGCATCTACCATTTCAACTGCATCTCCTCCAGCTTCTAGTTCACCAGAATTAACCATGTCTTCGATTACATCTTCGATCATGTTCTTTAATTCTTCTTCACTCATATCATCAAGGTCAACATCATCATCCTCTCCAGCTTCTTTACCTTTTTCGTATTCATACTTGTCTACGTCGGCACGTTCTGCTTCTGATTCTTCTGATATTTCTTCTTTAGCTTCGTCCATTTCCTCTTTTGCTTCATCCATTTCTTTAGCTTCGTCCATTTCGTCCTTAGCTTCATCCATTTCTTTAGCTTCTTCGAGTTCTAACTCAGCTAATAATTCATCAAGATTGAGTGCTTCATCCATTTCTTTCTCCTCATCCATAGATTCTTTGCCGTAGCCTTCATCCACTTCTTCGGTTTCATCAATTTTTGTTGATACTTCCTTGTCAAATTTGTTTTGACCTTTTAATTTGCCTTTTTCATACTCATACTTATCAACTTTTGCTCTTTCTTTACGAGATTCTTCAGAAATTTCTTCGACTTCGTCGATTTCTTCGATCT